AAACTGTTTTGCCTCGCAAAGGAATTACATGGTCAACGTGCCACTTAAAACCAAACATCTTTGATCGAATCTGAGCAAGATCATAGGCTTCTTGCATTACCCAGTAATCATCTTCAGTTAACCAAGATGGAGTACGTTTGCTTTTAGCGGCAGCTCTATCCATAGCGCACTTAGCCATGTAAGCCCGGTATTGACTTGCATTGTTTTCGCGCCAGGAACAGATCATTTGCTTGTAGGTTTCAGGATTGTTTTTGCGCCACAGTCTGGCTCGTGCCGCTTCTTTTTCTTTGTTTTCAAAGTTCCATTTGTCACGTATTTCTTGTGACCGATCTGGGTTGTTTTTAGCCCATTTCATAGACCTTTGAGACAAACACTGAACACATCCACGATTACTAACCTGCCTCTTTTCAATGTGACCATACTTGCAAGGCTTACCCGTAAAGTAGTGGGTAAGGCCCAGTTTTCTGGCCTCATCTAAAGAAACAAGTTTTTGGGTCATGCTATCCGGATAATCGCGGTAGCGGCAGCGGCAGCGGGGAACTGAATCTGAAAGTCGCCCGACGAAACCTGTTGATCGCCACCAAAGCTCAGAACTGCGCAAGCAGGGTTACCCGAAGCTGTGTCGTTGTAAATGATCCCGCCGGAAGTCGTGAAAGTTGCCGACGTCCAGGTGGTGTTATCAAAGTCACAGACTGCGGTCGTGCCATCTGCAACAGGTGTTATAGATATCAGAGTGTTGCCACCGGTCGAGTAACCGTTACCGTTTGCCAACTCATCAGAGTTAGCGGTCAGGTTGTCATAGCTAGTTGTTGCAGCGCCGTATGTTCCGGTAACGGAAGCGGTAGCCTTAGCAAGAGCCAGCTTGAAGGTGTCGCCAGTAGAGGCGGTAAAGTTGTGAACGCCCTGAAGGATCTCGACTTTGAACGAGGTGGGCATTGCAGTGGTAAATCCAGCCATTTTATTTCTCCAAAAGTTGTGTTAATTCGGGATGCCCCGCATCGCGGAGGCGGTTAGCAATCGTTGTGTGGTTTGACCGGACGCACTGATTTCCGTAACTCACCAGCACAGCACGAATGTGTTGTCTGAACGCTTCAGCCTGTTGCCGGATAACCGGATCAGCCGTCACGCTTACAGCAATAATTCGATCCAAGGCGTTATCGGCAAGCTCTTCAGGGGTAAAGCCCCGTCCAGAGACGCCCATCGCCTTGATATTTCCTAGTAAAGCACCACCAGAAGCTGAAAACATTAAGCCACCTTAACCCTAACTTGCCCATCACGATAGGCGTCTTCACGAAGTTTGCCGTCAGCCATGTTCTTAAGCAGAGCCATAGACTGAATGTACCGATCTTCATACAGCTTGACCAAGTCAGGCTCGCCCTTCATGAACGTGATCGCTTCCACCATCGCCGCATTAAATAGCGCCGAATCAAAGTTATCACCAAGCCATGTAGTACCCGCCGTAACAATACTCTCAGGATAGTACCCATAATGCAGCTCCATCTGATAGTTGGCGTTAGGCGTTGGACCTAGGATGAAAGTGTTCTGGTCAAAGTAAGCGTAGTGAGTAGGCTTTCCGGTAGTAGCTGGGAACGGGAATGCCTGCCGGATGTAGTTCACATCCTTGTTGAGCAGGTACTCATACTCCCCGGTAACCGTATCAATAACAGCCAGCGAATAGGTGTACAGAAAGTCTGAAGGCATCGCCAAGTACTTATTGCCGGAAGTTGCAGACCCGGTCGAGTTCTTGCGCAAAGCCGGTGGCTGGCAACTGTTGTAAATCCGCTGCTCAGCCAACTGGGTAAAAGTGGCAAACTCATCCTCTGTGAAAGTGTTTTCACAGTAGTCAGCAATATTGGCTTTGAGCTGGGTGTAGTTCATGGTTTACGCCATTGGGCCTCTGGCAATAGTACCCTTAGTTGCAGCTCCGGTGCCACGAACTTTTGTTCCACCGTTCTTATTAACGGGAGGAAACTTGCCACGGCTGATGTTACCGACAGACATGTTCATGCTGTCCGTGTACTGAACGCCATTTTCCTGCAAAGGAAGCTTGGCTGCGGTTACTTTTTTGCCAGTCATGGTATGGGGTTCAGCATAAACGCTGGCTGGGCCAACTTCTTTGCCGCCTTTCTTCATCGAGTATTTAGGCATGATTAGATCCCTGACTTAGGTACTTTGCGGACAGAAGCCTTTTGGTTGGCAACTTTTGCCATGCCACGCCCAAGAGTCTTCATTTCCAAATTGGTTTTGCCACCAGCGCGGTACTTTTTGCCGTGCATCCGCTTCTCGTGAGACTTAACCGCATCCTTAGCCACCTTCTTCATCATTGGCTTGTCTTGTGCAATATCTGAGTGTTTCATGTTTACTCCTACGTAATGTTAATTGTGACCTGTCCAACACCACCAAAACCTACTATCTGCCCTATCGCAAAGGTGTCTCCAGGCTCTATAGGACCAATCTGCAACGGCAGTATCAATGCTCGGCTCTCAGGGTATCCTGGGAAGTCGGGGCGAGGATTGCGCAGAGCTTGAGGGTCATCCACTGGGTACATACCCAACTGGAGCTGCGGCTGATCCGGGTTCCAACACTCAGGACAGGCCAAGATATTGACGTTTTTGGTCTTAATAACGAGCTGTTTCAACTCCTTTAACTTATACCGGAATCCGCATACATCGCACTCCGATATTGCTATCTTGCCACTAGCGAACCTGTTACCCATCAGCCACCACCAATAAACATCTGGCGAGGCACAAACCGGTCTGCCGCCTTCTCTCGATCCTCTCCTGCCGCTATATTCCAAGCCTCGTCATAAGCCGCTTTCAGCATTTCCAAACGAGGCGTCCCTTCCGGTATTTTCATCGCAATATAGTACGCAAGTCCAGCGACAAAACAGTTAAGGAACCGCCAAGGAATATCAAAGGTATTGGTACCGTTTCCAGCGTCCTGCATCCGGCGCATCCGCCAGTACACAAACTGATAGTACGGGCTTCCTATGGTTCCCTGATCCGGGGTCGGCCACAGCACAACCTGTGGGTAGGCCGTTTCTCCAGGCGAGTAATCACTGGTAACCGGGTAATCCTGCCCTGTTAGTCTGCGCACCCAAACCTGGATAGGACGGGCCTGCGTGAGCTTGTTGGGGATCGTGGCGTAAGTTGAGGAGCTGATACGGGTAATCGTCAGATCGGCCTGTGTAGCCTCGTTTCCGGCCCCCGTGCGGATCACATGGTCAAGTAGGTCCACCGTGTCCAAAGGCAGGTCATAGCTCGACTGTCCTTGGATCAGGTTAATAGTCCCTTGGTCGATGGTCCAGAGGTTAATCCCCCGGCTTCCCCAGTCGGCCAGCATAAGGTTGATACTGCGACGGGCAGTGCGGAGGTCATATCCAGAGCGCATCTCACGGCCAGCTCGCTCAAACGCCTCCTCACACATCTCGTTGAGGTTTGGATTGAATAGGTTGGTTCCGGAGGTGGTCATGTTACTTTCCTGTGCCGAACAACTTTTTTAGCCACTTTACTAGGTTGTGGTACGTACTGTGCGCCTGCGGCTTTACCGGCTCGCTTGGCACGGGTGGTGGCGGCGTACTCTTGCGGGGAGAGCGCTTTGATGGCGCTGGCTGGGAGGTATCTTTCCCCTGTAGCCTTCGATCCTTGCGTAGATGGTTTGCCACTCTTAGTTCTCCACTCTTGTTTTGTCCACGCCTTCAGACTGCGCTGAGGCTTTTTCAAGTTCGACATGCCTTTGCCTCTGCCTTATCTGTCTAAAGTCCTCGGACGCTTCCAAGATCCAGTCAAACACATTCCCATCTTGACGGTGGTCATAGACTGGAAACTTAATCCCGGTACCCACCGCCAGCCTTTTTGTACTGCTGAGCCAGCATCTGGGCTTTACGGGCGCTCCACTGTCCTGGTGCGCCGCCCTTTCCTCCAGCCTTGATACTCTCAAACAAACTCTTGCGCATGCCGGGTTTGGTGTAATTCCCCGCCTCATTGACACGAGACACCTTGCCGCCTTCAGCGTACATGGTGAATTTGTCCCCGTCTTTACGGGTGCCAGTCTTTGGTCCTGGCATCTTAGAAGGGCTAATCGCCCCCA